GGCTCTTGCTGCGGCTATTAAGGCAGGTCATGGAGTTCTCTCGCTCCCATGCGGGTATGGAAAGACCACCGTATCCTTGGCGATAGCTTGTAAATTGGGCTATCGTACAATGATTGTAGTTCATAAACAGTTCCTGGCTGATCAGTGGAAGGAACGGATCCAGCAGTTCTGTCCAGGTGCTACAATAGGTATAGTTCAACAGGACAAAAAGGAGACTGATTGCGACTTTGTTATTGCCATGCTTCAATCTTTGTCCCTCAAAGAGTACTCATTCAGTGACTTTGATTCCATAGGAACTCTCATAGTTGATGAAGCCCATCACATATGTGCCAAGGTGTTTAGTCAGTCCCTCTTCAAAATGTGTCCCAAACATATCTTTGGACTTTCGGCAACTCCAGAGAGAAAGGATGGTCTCACAAAGGTTCTTCATTGGTTTATGGGACCCACATTCTTCGCAGTTGAAAGAAAGAATCAGGAGCAAGTTGAGGTCTTCCCCATAACATATGAATGCTTCAACTATAGAAATCCTCCACCCTCAACCCGATTTGGTAAAGTGTCAATGCCAAATATGATCACAGAAGTTGTTGAAGATAGGAAAAGAAATCAAATGCTTGTTGAACTTATCAAGAAGGCTTCAGCTGGAACCAGACAACTTCTTGTATTGAGTGACCGCCGTTGGCACTGTGAAATGCTCCATCAGTGCTTTCCAAAAAGTTCAGGTCTCTACATGGGTGGTATGAAGGAGGCCGATCTCCAGGCTTCATCCAAGAAGAAGATCATCTTCGCAACTTTCAGTCAAGCCCATGAAGGTTTAGATATTCCAACATTGGATACAGTCATTTTGGCGTCACCAAAGTCTGACATAACTCAGAGTATTGGTCGTATCATGAGAGAGACAAAGGGTAAAAAGAACAATCCCCACATCTATGACATTCACGATCCATGGTCACTCTTTACAGCTATGTTTTACAAGAGAATGAAAGTGTATCGTCAAGGTGGTTTCAAAATACATGGTAAGGTTGCGGAAGAGGAAGAGTTCCCTCAGGGAAAGTGCCTGTTTTTATAATCTGAACATAAATTAAATGTCTGGTGCATTGATTCAACTTGTGTCCAAGGGAGTACAAGATGTTTACCTCAATAGCGAAGAGGGGCACTCATTCTTTCGTATGAAGTTTACGAGACATACAAACTTTTCACAAGCTCCAAAGTATATTAAGACTATTAGTGATAAAGATCCACAAATCACAATTCCCGTTTTGGGTGATCTTATAAATGGCATTTGGTGTGAAGGTAATACAGTGGCTTCAAACCTATTTTACAATTCTACGGTCGACCTTTATATAGGTGGCCAAAAGGTGGACTCACAGCACTACGATTACTTTAGTGAGATTTGGCCAGTCTATTGTGCAGACACACAATTTAAAAACACAACTGTTACGAACAAGATGCACCCAGCTGGAGCACCAAAGTTTCTTCCATTTCACTTCTTCTTTTGTGACCATGGAGGATTTTTACCCCTTGTGGCTCTACAACATCATCAAGTTGAAATAAAAATAAATTTTGATGAGACACAATTTGAAAATGCAGTAGAAGAAGATAAACTTATAAAGGTTTATGGAAATTATGTGTACTTGGACAAAGAAGAAAGAGAATCCCTCGTAAAAAGGCAAATGGATTTTGTTATCACACAAGTTCAGAAAGCAGAATTCCAACTCAACAGTGTATCTAACAATAAAGTAGAACCGGGTGGATACAATGTATTCGATCTTTCAGTTTTCAATCATCCAGTAAAGTCTCTATTTTTTGGTTTTGGTACAAGTAGTCCAGACTTTGCAAACGATCGTTTTACATTTCTAAACGGTGACATTCATCTCAATGGTACACCACTTCTTGAAAATATGTCACCACTCTATTTCCATATATGTCAATTATACTACAAAGGTAAATATGGCAACTCCGATACATATGTATATGAGACGGACGTAACATATGATACGAGATATTTTGTATACCATTTCTGTTTGAATGCAGCTGAATACAACCCATCGGGTACATGTAATTTTAGTCGAATTGATAATGCTAAACTCATCATTCGCGGCGCCGAAAAGGGACCAAATAGACCAAGTGATCAACCATTATATATTCACGCCGTAAACTATAATGTACTTAGAATACGCGATGGTATGGCTGGAATTTTATTCGGTAATTAATATAAATGGGACGGACAGCGCGTTTTGACCAGATTTATGTGGCATCCCTAGACGCCGACCCAGTTGAACAGGACGTGCTCACCGGTGTCAGAAGTATCATCACAGGTGAGCTCGAAGCTGACAAAATTGTATCCACCGTAGTTGGTGTGGCAAACACAAATCCAACAAAAAGTTTTTCAGTTGGTAACAAGTTCTTTATTGATAAAGACGACCCATACACGTTACGTGTCATAGATGACACAGAACTGAATCGTCTATTTTTACAACGTCTTTCCCTCGGGACCACACAATCAACAACCGCTCTTCAAATTGGTGATATTATCTTTGGAGATACATCCGAAAATGCGCGTACAGTTCTTCGCGTTGTTGGTAATACACAAAGTAGTAACCTTATCGCAACTAGTTTAATCAAGACTGATAACAATGATTTGATCATAGATAGTAATGGTTCAAACACATTGAGTGTGTCAGGTAATACGTATTCGACAAATGTACAAGTTGGTAAGCACCTTCTTGTTGGAGCCGAAAGTGAACAAAATGAATCAAATGTTGCCCTCTTTAAAAATGGCAACGTCGTTATCGAGAATGGTTTTCTCAAAATATATGGTGGTGTAAACATTTATGGTAACATCGCAGTGACTGAAAGTGCGGCCTATACGAGTGTTGAAAATCTTGTTGTTTCAAATGCCGTAATTCAAATGGGTACGGGAAACAACGGTACATATGATACAGGGGTTCTCATGATTGATGACCCTTCAAAGTCAAATATTATCGCTGGGTACATACATAACGAAAATGAGTTTGTACTTGGTAGGACATTCGGTGGCCCAGAAACACAAGCATTTAGCGTCGATACATCAAATACCGTGAATCTTCATGTATATGGGAATGTATTTACATCTCAAAACATAGGTGCGGCAAATATTGCACCAAAATATAACTTGTCCGTGGGATCAAACTTATGGGTTGATGATAACGCGGCAGGTACACAAGCCAATCTCCTGTGGTCTAATGGCTATTCATATCTCCGTGGTCTCCGTATTGGTCATGATGGTCTCACTATAGGTACAGCGGTGACAGTAAATCCTCTAGGTGATGTGGATCCAGAAGACTCTATTATCAGTGTGGATGGTAACATTCAAGCCAAAGGCTTTCGAACCACGGGTGAAGGTGATTTCAGGTCGGGTATATCTAATACATCACCAACTGATACATTTTCTATTGGTGACAAACTATTCGTGAATATTTATGAATCAAATGTTTTGACTATATTGGGTACCACATCCACACAAAAAATTGTATCACAGTCCCTCGAAGTTACAGACTTTATTGAAGTCGAAGGTGAAACTGGTATCAAATCTGTATCGACTATTACAGTGCATGCAGATAATAAGGGTGAAGACTCAACCTCAAACCTCCTTGATTTAAGGTGTGGCCCTCTTACTGCAAATATAAGCGTCGTCGAACTCTATGGTGCAAAAACATCCAGTAGTCATCAAAACATACGTTTCAAAACAAAGAATACTGAGAGGGTGCGTATAGCATCAGATGGTAAAGTGGGTATAGGTGTCACGGAACCCCCAGAAAAGTTAACACTTGGCGGAAATCTAAAAATTAATGGAAGTAATACAGCCGTACTTGGTAATACATGGGGAACACAGGGTAACACAAGTATGCGTGTGTATTCATCTCCAGCGACCGGTGAAAACTTTATCGAGAATATAACCGCTGCTAATAATGGTCTAAATATTAAAGTTGGACAAGGGCCTATACCCACTACACGAATGAGTATCATTGAAAATGGGCGCGTTGGTGTGGGTACGACACAACCCCAAGCACGTTTTCAGACATCGGGTGGTGAAGTATTCATAAATAGTAATGTGTCACGAGATGGTGGATTTACTCATCTATCTGGCGTACCCTTAACTGTTACAAATACAACACCAATTACTACAACTAATAACCCCACACAAGTTCTTAGACTTGCTCGGGAAGGTAAAATAACCACACCAGAGAACCATGGTGTGCGATCCACATTTAAATTGGCAAAGTTTGAAGAGTCAGCCTCAACGGCAAGAACACGTCTTGATATAGATCTTGCTCACGGAAGTTACGCAGCGGCTGATGTAAATATTATGACATTGCGTAGTGATGGTCGTGTTGGTGTAGGTACGCACACACCAGAATCAAAACTCATGGTGAATGTC